AGAAACTTTAAAACTTATATAACCATTATGAGCAAAGGAATTTACACAAAAGAAAATGTAGGTAATGGTGTATTCATCTTTACCGCCAACAAGAGTTTTGTAGAACCTAAATTTTGGGGACTGCATGAGGAAAACGAACAGGCACAATGTGTAGCTATCGTCCATGATGGCAATGCTTTATTCTTCTATCCGGAAGATATGGATAATGATACCCATATTCTTCTTGATTGGAAGAAAGAGCAAACAGGGAAGATATATCCAACCGCAGAAGAAGGTATGAAGGATACTGATGGAATAGGCAATACCAAAGCATTGGCTGCATCCGGAAGCGAAATTGCTGAGAAAGTCATAGCATTGGATTTATGTGGATTAAGTTGGCACATTCCTACACTACAAGAGAGTATCTTAGGGTACGAACATAAGGTTATGCTGAATGCAGCCTTAGCTATCTGCGGAAAACAACCAATGAAAGATGACTGGTATTGGTGCTCTACGAGAAAAGAAGATGAACGTAATTTTTCTCTTCATTGGCTCAGAGGTTATTATTACAGCACTTATCAAGACTTTAAATATTGGGTTCGCCCCGTGTCCGCTGCCTCTCTTAATTCACTTTAACCTTATAAATGATTATAACTATGGCAAAAGTATTTATAACAAAGTATGCCTTAACAGAAGGTATTAAAGAGATAGAAGCAGATATTATTATAAGTAGATTTGAAGATGGAGAATATGTAATGGATGGTTTATGTTCTTACTTCTGTATAGGGGAAAACGCATTCACCGATAAATCCGAAGCGTTGAAAAAGGCGGAAGAAATGAGGATTAGGAAAATCGCTTCTCTTCGTAAGCAGATTGAGAAACTTGAGAAATTATCTTTTAAAGTAGAGGAGATTTGATTATGGAACAAGAAAGAAAAATCGGAGAGGTATTTGAATATAATGGAGAAAAAATTATCGTGAAAAAAGATAGCGATTTTATATACGAATGTGATAGATGCGTCTTTAATGGTAAACCGGAATGCAGTGATTGTCGTTGCATTTCTTATAAGAGACAAGATAAACAAGATGTGCACTTTGAAAAAGTGGAGGATTGATTATGAAAGCAAACCTAATATTTTTTCTTGCGATATTCATCATATCAGCATTATTCATCGGTCATTTCCGACTGACATTCTCACCGTTCAGTGTATCCTTTCTCTATTGGCATAGGACTGTAGGAGTTATTCTTATCGTTGCAGGATGCTTGGTTTACAACATAGGTGAGCATATATCAGGCTACAAGAAAGGACTGGATGAAGGTATGGAGATTGTTTTGAAAGAGTTAAAAAAAAGATACAATGAAGAAGATAATGTTCAATGATAAATACAGTCTAACCCAGGCTGTATTGGATGGTCGGAAGACTATGACGAGAAGAATAATCAAATGTCCAAGAACTTTTAAAGGAGAATGGGTTGCCGGATTCAATATACACAGACGCCATTCTGATAAAAAGATTGTTGGTTGGCCTTATATGTATGATGCAGATGAAAGAGAGTTTGATATGGGCGAGATATTGCCAAAATACAAAGTAGGTGAAGTCGTTGCCGTTGCACAGAGATACAAAGATGTAGTAGAAAAAAGGAACGAAGCCCAAGAAACATTATGTCTATATAAAATAGGTGAAGAATATCTTACAATGGAAGAAATGGGAGCAGGATGGAGTAATACTATGTTTACAAAGGCTGACCTCATGCCCCATCATATCCGCATTACCGACATCAAGATAGAACGGTTGCAAGACATTTCCGATGAAGATTGCTTTAAGGAAGGAATTTTTAAATGGGATGCTGGACAAAAGGATATTCCTTTTTATTCATTCCATTACGCAGATATACCCGACTACAATGATCCTCGTGACGCATTCGCAGAACTGATAGATAAAGTCTCCGGCAAAGGTACATGGGAATCCAATCCTTATGTATTCGTTTATGAATTTGAACTGATTGATTAAAAACGAGAAAAGATATTGATTATGAAACGTGAAATAAAATTCAGAGGAAAAAGCACTGATACGGGGAAATGGATATATGGATTTCTCTCTTTTTTCTATACTGCCGGAAGGGACGAAAACGGACTTATCCTCACAGACAAGGCAAAGATATATTCTCCGGAAGACTGCCGGTGCGATGACGTATGGGCTGAAACTGTTGGTCAGTTCACCGGCTTATGTGATAAGAACGGTGAAGAAATATACGAAGGTGATATTGTTGAATGCAACGGAGATATATGCAAGGTTATGTACAGTAATCATTATGCCGGATTTGCGCTTGATAAAAAAGATTGGCTATATCTCCACTTCTTTGGAGAAGCATTTAGTAATAAAGATTGTCTTGTTATTGGCAACATACACGATAACATTGAGTTATTGAAATAAAACAACCATGAGTAAATTAGAGCAAATCGCCACAATTGATTACTGCTACTGGCGATTGGAAAAGTTGAATGAGGCTCTTTCCAAGCCTAAATCGACTATGGAGCGGTTGGTTGATAAAGCCTGCGGTTATAATGAAGTAGAAGAAGTGAAAAAGGAAGCTATAGCCCTTTTGGAACAGATTGTTGAAAGTAAAAAGGCTATCGGTGCGGATTATTCGAGAGATAGTGAGTTTCTTGATAAATTGAAGAGTAAATAATGTTATGAGTAAAAAGAAAGTATATATCAGTCTGCCTATCACTGGGTATGACATAAAAGATGTTGAGAAAAGATGCAAATCTGCTTCCGAGTTGATAGAACAACTTGGTTTTGAAGCTGTATCTCCCTTAGAGGTATCTTCAAATCCGGACGCGAGTTACGAAGAGCATATAGGCAGGGATATTACTGCCCTGCTCCAATGTGATGCTGTAATATTCCTCGAAGGGTGGCATTATTCCAATGGATGTAGTCTTGAACATAGTGCAGCCGGGATTTACGAGAAAGAGAGATTGTTTTCCATTGGAGAATTGAAACGCTACGCAAAAGAAATAGGCATATGAGCAAACTATACAAAGTAACCCTCTTCGGTAAATCATTCATTATAGGATGGTTCAGTTATGCAGATAAATGGTATCATAAATTTAGTATAATACATTGAACATGAAAATTATATTTCTTGATATAGACGGAGTAATTTCCACGGAAAAGTCACATTATACACTTGATAAGGATGCGTGTGATTTACTTGGTAAGATTATAGATGCTACAGATGCCAATATTGTCATTTCTTCGTCTTGGAGAAGAAACACGGTAGAAGATACAAAAAGGGAATTAACAACCATAAGACATTCAGTCCCGTTTCCATTTCCATACGCTGATAGAATTGTAGGAGTAACTATAAGAGCGTATGCCTACATTATGCAAGGTATTCATCTTAGCATTCCTCGTGGAGTTGAGATAAAACAATGGATTGACACTCATATCCACTCTGAAAATGGAAAAAATTGGAACTATAAAGAGATTGGATCTGATTTTAATTACGTGATACTGGATGATGATAGCGATATGCTTCTTGAACAAGCTGAACACTTTGTAAAGACTGATACTCTATTGGGATTGTCGGAAGATGATGTTGAGCGAGCTATTAAAATATTGAACCAATGAGAAAAGCAGACAGAATAATCAGAGACAAGTGTAAGGACGATATATCTAAGGTTGGCTAAGTATGGACTTACAAAAGTTAAATGCAGATAACATGAAAGAGAATAATATTTTAAACAAAGAGATTTATACAGAGGCTATGATAGCAGCCTCTAAGGTTGATTTCCTTGAGAGCAAGGAAGAGGTTAAGATGTATGCCACTTCGCTGTATAACGCAGTAATGTGGGGCAGAAATCATACGGTTAAAGCAAAAGAATTAGAGACACCAAGCTAATACCCTCACCAAAACGGCAAGCGGTATAACCCAATGGAGAACCCGTTCAAAGCGTTCTAAACGTTCCATTGGATAACCCGGAAAAGGCGGCAATAGTCCATGTAAAGGACATTGTCCGCCAATTCAAGCAGTTCATCTATGTAATCCCTTTTTCGCATCACGTTCAAGTTTTCTACGTTGTTGGCGGTTTATACCATTTGCTATGGCAAGGCTGTTCAGTGTCTCTTTCTGTTCGGGAGAAAGCATGTTATATACTTCTTCCCGTGATTTGCCTGATAAAATGGCTTGTACTATTTTCCACATAAGCTACGTCTGCAATGTTCACACAAAAATTTCTTCGCTACCGGGAACATCTTCTGTCCCACATATCCGCTAAGGTACTGCGCCTCTTCCCCGTATGGGTCGATGCCGAACGCCCGTGAGATATGCCGGCATAGATGTCCCTTTTCATGGTCGAAAGAGTTTTGAAACTCTGCCGGGGAAGAAGTAAGGGCTATAACCATTACGGTCTGCCTGTTTCGGATATTGGAGTAAGTGATACCCGTATTCAGATTGCAGGAGCGCATGTTCTTATAGGCATTCGCCAAATCCATCCCCCTGCATCCTACCCGCTGAAGGTCGGCGATGATACGGTCGGTATAATAGCAGTCCACCGCATAATATACACGCACTTCCCAATCATAATCCGGTATGTAAAATTCCTGTATTATCATAGGCTACATCATCTGTTCCCACATGATAGGATTGCCGGAGCCTATGCAGTCGGCATAGAACCGCGTGAAAGGCATTCCATTGTAAGCGTCCACATCATCTATGTAATCCTTAATGAACAATGCGAGATGTGCTTCGTCAGTGATACTTTTGTAGTAATCCGACTTCGCCATGTTTGCCACGTAAACGCTGTCGTACCCTGCATCCTTCTCCAGGTTTATACTGTACTTTTTAAGAAGTTCCTCTACCTGTTCTTTGCTGATTGGTTCAAGTTTTTCCTCCTTACCCGTAGATTTGTTTCCCATCTTCATGCGGGAAACAGCCCATAGGCACATCTTCTTGCTGAAATGCCATCCGTACTGGCTGAGATAGTCAGCCATTGCAGGCGGTATTCTGTCGTATGTATCTAATCTTTGTTTCATATTTTCCTGATTTTAAGTGATTGGCAAAAGAGGGGAATAATCCCCTCTCCATTACATGAACTCTCCGTTGGCGCGTCTGCGTCTGCGTTCGCCCATATCATCACCGTAAGGCTGTGAACCGCGGCGTTCGCTGTAAACCGGATATTCCGGGAAGTAACCCGGCATACGGCGTTCGCCCATATCTGAGCCGCCGCTATAGTTTCCACCGCGTGAACCACCGCTGTTACGATAGCCCATTTCACCGCCCTGCATCTCACGCATGGCTTTTTCGTAACCATAACAGCAACCCTCTCTATAGGCTTCTTCCATAGGATTACCGCCTCTCATGCCGAAGTCACGGTCATATTCTCCGCGTCCTTCTTCCAATATTTCCCACATTCCCATATTATTTCTTTGTTTTAGATGTTTCAGCAACTCCGAGCTGTTCCATAAGCCGTTTGTTCAAATCCATAAGGTCGGACATGTTCTTGCTCATTTCCGCCATTTGCCCTTTCAGAGATGATATTTCCTGCTCCTGACGTTGTTTCTCTGCAAATTCGGGGTTCAAGAGCGTCAGCATCTTGTCACATCCCGCAATGACGGAATTGTGGAAGTCCATGCTATTGATAATGTCTATGCTTTTCTGCTTCATAGAAGCGACCTCGTTATTCATCGCATCACGAGAGCATGACACTACGATATTGCCGTTCTGCCCGAAGTCGGCTATATCCATGCCGGCAGGTAGATTTTGGAAAGTCGTGTTCTGCCCGTTGATACAGACAACGACATCCACAACCATTTCCATTTGGGGCAACTGTCCCATAGGGGATGCCATAGGATATTTCGGCTTGGGAGCGGAAACGCTGACTACCGGACCGTATTCGATAAACGGATTAGCATCCTTATGAAGTATATACAACTGGTTATTGGTACGAAGTGATTGAAACATATTGGTTTGATTTTAAAGGGGTGTGGCTATTCCCATTTTGGAAATAACCACAAAGCCCCATGTTAACTACTTGCTCTTTTGAGCGGTTGCTTCTGCTGTCGGAGTCGGTGTCGATGCGGTTGTCGGACGATACCCACCGTTAACAAGGAACAGTTCGTTGGTGTACTTGTTATAGTGAATTTCGTAGATACCCGTTCCGGCAAGGTTGCCGACAGTCACCGGCTCATTGTTGTAAGCCAGCAACGGTCTTGTATCCCCATTAGTCCCTATCAGTATCGGGAGTGTAGCAGTCGTGCCGGCAGGTATTGCCTGGCGGAGACTGACATAGAAACCGCCTACATAGCTTCTGTTACGGAACGCATGGTTAGGAAGTTCCAAAGTCACGTTCTCCGTGCCGACCGTTACGGCTACCGTAGGAAGGGTATTGAAATTAGCCCTTCCAATAGTAGGGAACAAGAAAGGAAATCCTGTAAAAAAGTTAGGCCACATAATTACCCCCTTTCTTACCGGAATTAACCCCAGTAGTTGTTACAACCACAACCGCCACGTCCATACATTGCATCACCGGCGTAAGCACCGAAAGCCGCAGCACGGAAACAGTCTGTGTTGATGGCTTGAATATTAGGGTAAACAACCGGAACGGTGTTAGGCATCTTGCATTTTATTCCATCGACATCGGACTGCAATGCCTGCAAGCCTGCTGCCAAAGGAGCAATCTGTTGTCCTACTGAACTCAGGATAGTAGCATTCTGGTTACGTTGGGAGATTTCAGCAGTCAAAGTGGCTTTTTCTGCTGTAAGAGCCGCAATCTTGTCCTGCAATGCCTGGTTCTGCATGGCGTCCAGCTTCGCAAGGATAGCATTGGTATTGGCGGTCGCACCGTCACGCAATGAAAGGGCATTCTGATTGGCTGTGTTGACAAGCGCGTTGGTCTGATTGCACATTGCAAGCTGGTTCTCATAGCCCATTGTGGTAATGGCGTTCTGAGTCTTGCAGCAGCAATCTGCAATCTGAGTAAGAACAGCCTGATTTCCGGACTGGAATGCGTTGATGATTTGCTGGCTTGACATGCCCACCTGATTGCCCACATTGGCGATAAGTCCCTGGATATTGCACAGGGCGCTCTGTAACTGTTGGGTAGAGCAGTTCAAAGAAGAAGCAAGCTGGTTGATGGCATTGCCATTGCCCTGAATGGCTGACATCAGGTATTCACGACCGACATCACCGTTAAGCTCAGCAGGCAGACCGCCACCATTGCCAAAGCGGTTGCCGAAGCCGTTGCCGCCCCAACAGAACCACAAAAGGATAATCCAGATGAACCACCACGAGCCGCCCCATTGGTCTTGGCTGCCACGTCCCTGGTTCAGTAAAGCGAGAAGTCCGGGGTCTACACCCTTGCTTCCCATCAAGTTGGGCAACATAGCCATGATGTCGAATTTGCTTCCGCCACCATTTCCGTTGTTCCCATCTTGATTGAAGACATACGTTCTTTCCATAGAGATTTATATTTTGTATTACGGTCAAAATCAACCGCATCACAAAAGTATAAATACCGATACTGCCATGAAATCAGTTGTTTCCCAACGCTTTCCTAATGTTTTCCCAATATATTCTCAACATTTTCCCACCTTCCATACGTTCCTGGAAATTGGAAATCATGTAGTTTATCGCGCGTTTGGTCTTGTGAATTTTAGGAGCTATCTGTGAAGGGTACATTCCCCTTTCGACAAGCAACTGTACAAGCAAATAGCGGGCGTCTACGGTTTCCGTATCCTTATCCGAAGATAGTATTCGGCTGGCGGGTATTTCGGTCTCCTGCGCCACGAGATTGATTGTTTCGGCAAAGATTTCTGACTTACACATAGTTTTTCTGAATTTTATATTTATCTTTGCCCTGCCACATAAAATATTTGATTATATACGAACAAAGCATAAGATACCGTGTTGAAGATATTAAAGCCTCCAACGTGCGGTGTCTTATGCTTTTTTCAAATTTTTATGTGGCAATAATTATTTGAACGTTGGGGGCTTTCTTTTTACTCTAAGCCCCGAAAGAGTGTCAGCTACAAGCCAACTTCTACATCGTTAATTTCTTTCTTACCATACAAATAGATTATAACTTATTCCTGCGCCTACGTACATTCCACTCGGATAACCATACCCAGTCTGCAACCCTAATCCCCAACGCTTTTTCTTCGGCTTGATGGGAACCGGATGGTAGATGTCATTTGTCACCGTCTGATAAACCGTCTTCGGATACACAGTCATACTATCCAGTCGCGGGTCTACATATCCGCTCACCACCGCACGATACAGGCTATCTTCATACACAACCTTTCTGCGATGAAGCAAGGTATCACCTATACGTACAGTGTCATTCGGCAATATCTGCCAAAAGACCGCTATCGGTGCGGAGATAAGAACTGTATCAAGTTTGACAACCGTCTGTATCTTTGTTTCGGTACGTATTTCTGCCGGCAAAGGCTCGAGCCGGCGGAACCACGCCGCCACACAAGCGATGGCCAGCAATACAACTAATAGCCAGGGTAGTTTTTTCATAACCTCAACAAATAATGATTTACAACCATACCCGCACATATCGCGACAGCTCCACACAGCAAGTCTATTTTGCTCCACTTGCCGTTATAGTAGTGGCAACGGTCGCTGTTCTCCTTGATAAAGAGCATCAGCAGTGCAGTGCTGCCACCGAATACTATGGCGGTGGATAGATAGACCACCGCACCTAAGATGTTATTTTTCATACCATAAATAATTAGTAAAACACTATACCGTAGCTCCATTGGCATCTACCCATGAAGAACCGTTCCACCATATAGGTTTACGCAGGGTCACATCAAAAAATTGAAAACCATTATCTGCATTGCCAGGACGTTGTGAAGTAACTCCTACATTTAAATATGGAATTGCGAGAAAATCAGTAAGCGGACTTTTTAAATTCCCACTCGTTGAGACCAAGACTCCCTGATTGTAAAAGAAATGCGGGTATAAAGTTTTGTCCGGTATATCGTCCTTTACAGGTTTCCACAGCAATACCGATGTCTTCATGCTCGACCAGGTAGAATCATGTTCACCGATTAATGCACAGTCTGAAAAATCCTGAAACGATAAGGTTTCAACGTCATTAACCGAACTGAATCCAACAACAACTTCTTTTTTCCCGTTAGGTGACTCTCTGTATACCTCAAACCCATAGTTCTTACCCGGGTTTATATAGAAATATGGCGTTTTCTCTTTATCACTATCGGTAATATCTATATTAAGAACACGTTTGGCAATAGGTATATTTTCTCCACACAACAGATATATTGTATATTTATAACTTCCATTTTCCCTATTATTAATAATATTACCGGTATCCCTTAATTCAATATTTCTTTTGTTAAAAGCGTCCATAACATACTGACGCATTCCTAATGTAGTCGTTCTATTATAATTATAATAACAGGCTTTATACCAATTTGTATCAACCAATGTTCCTCCTATTCTACAGTTGAGAAATACGCAATTCATATCCACAATATCAGTATTATTCAAAAACTCAGGCATTGTCATATCTCCGGCTTTATCCCATAACCCTCTAAAATAACAACCAATATATGTTACGCCTTGATTTTCACTTAATATCCTGCTATTCATATAAAAATAGCAGCCTATAAAGTTGGCTTGAATGAGACCTCCACTACCTTCAATTGTAACTCCGCTGATTTCCCAGTGACAGCCGGTAAAATTAGCTTTGATTTTTTGAGTTAATGTTATATTGCTTTGAATGCAATTAATGAAGTTAGTATACAGTCCTTCTCTGAATGTACCTAACTTATAATCAAAAGTCCTTTTTTCGTTATACCCTCTGAATTCATTTACCGAATTAAATATCCAAGCATCTCCCGCTAACTCTTGTCCCTCATTCATTTTGGATATAGTACCATCCCTTAACACCACATTTATAGCATCAAGCCGGTATGTTACATCTGAATAGGTGTCCTCCCATGAATAATAAATGACATTATGCCAACGCATGACATCAATATATCTATCAGCCAATGCCAGTATATAAGGAACCCGCCTTATATTCATATTATCCAAATGTACAGGAACCCCACTGATTATGACAGGAATTTGCCAATTACGGTATTTCGTATCGCTGCCTTTAGACATGATAAATCCTTCTTTGATTGAAAGCCCGATAGAAGAGTATGCCGATCTCCAATCATTTATTCCATCATTCATGTTTATGACAATATGGAAATCTATGAAAGAAGACATATTCATGTCAATCGACAATTCATTCAAAATCTTTGCATCTATGTCTTTGGTAAACAGATAAGTCTTCTTATTGGAACATCTTATACTGCGACATATCCGCACGATTGCATTAAATGCATCAGAGCTGTCTGTTTTACCGTCGTTGGACGCGCCAAACCATTCCGGCATTAAGTATTTGTTTTCTACATCCCCTTTGATATTCAACGCATTTAAAAAACGCCCCCCATTAAATTTTAGAATACACCCTTCAGGAATGCTTATCTCAGCGCCATCCAAATCAAAATCATACCTGATTTCGTATATAGTATCAGGCTGATTTATCATTTCCTGGGTAAGAATATTCTTTCCACCAACAATATTCCTACGCAATATCTTATACCCCTTGCCGCTGAATCTGTCAGGACTAAAAGGGCGGTCGGCAAATTTTAAAACACTTAAGTTTTCCCCTTTGTCTACAGACACAAGGTCTTCGTCATCCGCAAGACCGGAACTAATGAAACTCTTTAGGGCGTTAGGGGTGATAGAACCGTTTTCTCTGTCTTCTTGAAATGGAAACTGCTCATTACCCGTCAAAACGTCTCTTTTGGGGAGTTGTCCAATTTGTTGTCCTTTTTCTGTTTTCTCTTCCATACTACTATTTATTTTTACTTGCAAGCAATATCGGCTCTTCGTTAGCCAACAATAACGGAGTGCCATCCGACAATAATAAATACCCTTCGTCAGGAAATGGATGCGGCTTATTTCCGCCAGCACCGGGAAACCCTATGGTAAGTATGCTGATTACGGGAATGCCGATTATAGGAATGCTGATGTGAGGGATAGTGATTGGTTTCATAAGGCTATCCCTCTTTAATCATTTTCGCTTCTGACACTTTCGTAGCACTTCTTATTGTAATTTCCATACCTGCCGCTATGCCAATAAGACGAAATATCACATTGGAAGGGCCTAAGGCTTGATTGGCATTTGGGGAAAGCGGGATAGGATTCATGCCCTCGATATTGGCAAATACAGTCACCATTCCGCCCTTGTTCTTTATCTGTATGGTAACGGGATTACCGTCACTGACAAACGTTGCGTAATACGCTGTTTTGCCTTCTTCTTTTTGAAATGATAAAACTTCTGCTGCCATGATGTTTACTTTTTAGAGTTATTCAAATAGTTCACAATTCCCTGCACATGCAAGTCCACTATTGCCCGTTTGCCCTCTTCCGATAATAAGAAGCCAACATCTTCCTTATTGTCTTGGAATAGGTTCTCTGTAAGGACTGCCGGACACTTCGTGTGCTTCAAGATGTAGAACCCGCTTTCTTTATCCGCGTCACCGTCTGACATATCCTTGCGTATCTTCATGTCCGGCAAAAGTCGTCCGGCTACCGCATATAAGCTGTCAGCTAATTTATCGGCTTTCGTCTGACCTGCCGAAGTCCACGCTTCCCAACCACGTGCCTGCATCCATTCAGAGCCGCTTCCCGCTGCATTACAGTGGATAGATACGAGGATTGTGTCACTTGCCTTGTATTCGTTCGCCCTACGGCAACGCTCCGATAAGGGAACGTCTATTTCCTCTTTGACGATACGTTCTGCATCAACGCCTTGTTTGCGCAATGCCGCTTCCAAACGTATGGCAATCTCACGGGTATACGCATACTCTTTCAATCTTCCGTCCGGTGAACACTTGCCCGAAGTGTTACTTCCGTGCCCGTTGTCAATCAATATTTTCATTCTGCACATCCTCCTTGAAATATTTGTCATAAACTAAACGAGCCACCCATCCGGCAACAACACCGACACCGAATGATACAACAGTAGTCAGGTTCACCCAAAACGGTGTGTAGTGCATGTAAAGCATAACTCCCACGATGATAGCGATAACAATCGCTGCGATAATCAGTTTCTTTTTCATTTTGTTACTCCTTATTTATTCATGTTATTAAAAAATTCAACCTTAACCTCGTCTATAGCTGTTTTGATATTGGCATAGGCACGTGCATTATTGGCGCCGATAGGATTATAAATTTCCGACTCTATTATATCCGAAAACTTTTTGACCCAATCCGTAGACATAAACTCACTGAGCCTTTTCCCGCGATGAATAAAGTTGTCGAGTTCAATACTCCGCTTCTTGATTATGGCATTACAACGCGTTTCTATTTTCCGTCTCGTTTTCTGCTTATCATCAATATTATTCTCATCGCGCACATTGCGGACTAGCCGGCACAGTCTTTCACAATCAAGGTCAAAAAAGTTGTTACAAACCGAATTTATCTGCATTTGAGAAATAGGCTTCAATCCCTCGTTAATATCAGATAGAACCTCATTTTGTGCTTTGGTTTCCACGAGCAAATCATTTATCACCTTTTCCTGCCTGGTTATCACATTATCCACCAAATGTTTGAACCATTTGAATATAAAGAACCACATTACACCGCATATAACCAAAAAGAAACCTGCGGCAACAGCCATCATTCCGAAATCATTAATTCCCTTACTTGTTTGAAGGGCTGCATTTACAACTTCTGTACTCATCTTATCGTTATTTGTCAATTATTCATATCTTTGTGTCTCTTATCAAATAAGCGAACTACTGTCATTCCGTTTTGCTCGTGAGAGTAGGACGGGATTTTCATATCTTGCCGTAGTATCTGAACCATGCACCCCATTTGCGTTCTTTCAAGTAATTCGGATTATCCTGGTTGAGTTTGGCTTCCATTTCAAATGCGCTTGCACGGTAAGCATTTTTATTGACCTCTCCGTCCCCAATCTTGTTGTCTGTGAACAAGTGATACACGAAGCTTACAAACCATTCTGCCAAATAAAGAATGTAGTAGAATAGCGGGATAAGTAACAACCACCACGCACTGACATGGAATGCCAGCAATACGGACGGGATAGCCGCTATCTCCATGCACTCGAAGAACTGTTTCTGATGTATCCGTTCATGGCGTATGGTTGCTTCGGACAACTCTTTCAGTTTTGTAAGGATGAAGCCGAAGAACATGATTGTTGTGTAGTCGCCAAATAGGATAAGTTTGGCAAACCAGTTTTCATAAAATACTTTTACTCTCATAATCAAATAAGTTAAATTCAATTCTTATAATTACTTTCTTATATAATTATAGCTGTATAATTTACCATCAATTTTAAATTCAGTAAGCATCGTTGGAACGCTCGTTTCGTTGGCAATACAACGAGGAGCACACATACCTAATAGAACAGCATAATTACCGTAATTCGTGACAGAACCGTAAACATCAGGAATTACTTGCTCATTAAGAGGACAAACTTTAAAACCGCTATCTATTCCAGCTAATACAATTCTATATTCAAAACTTTCTATATATTTTGAAAAATATAGGGCTACTTGAAAATTTTGCGGGTCTCCAAAATAAGGCAACTCAATGTATTGCTGAAGAGTAATGGGGGTTAAATTATTCTCACCAACACAAGGATAAGGATAGCCAGCATAAAAAATGGCATTGCCGATATTAAGCAAATCAATATTTTTATTTCCAACAGCAAGATTACTAATAGATGTAGCTCCAATTTTAACCATATCTAACTATCACCATTTTTTAATATCAGGGTTTATATTTCCGCTCTAAATTCTTATCTCTCATATCAAGCATCTGTTATAGCATACATTGTATATTCGTTTTTAGTACCGATACTATCATATTCAGATTTAGTACGTTTAACAACTCTTTGAAGATTATCGGATACAAGAATATCTTCAATAAAAAGTCTATCATCACTTTTATCGTCATCAAATAAGTTTAATGCTATTGCTATTCGTTTAGAAACAGGCCCCTGAGAAGTATAATAACTAATATTAAATTCTATTTCATATCTTTCTTCATCAGTATAATAAGCATAAACAGAAGAAAGTTCTATACAATTTTTATAGCTTGAGTAACTATGTATATAATATTTAGTATGGTTATTGCAAATATCTATAATCATATTCTTAATAACATCAGTAGAACCAAATATTTTAACAACATGGTCATAAGCTTCTGTATCCCATATGTTTTTATTGATAGTTAACAAAGAACCATCGGCAACATCAATAACTTTGCCATAACCGATATTATCCACATACTCCTTCGTTGCTATATTCGCCACTATTCCCGCAGGGGTTTCAGTAGTTGGACTAACACTTTGGTCGCCTGGTGCATATGTATCAGTATGAAGAATAACTTTTGCTTCATGAGAAGCATAAAAGTGGTATTTGCCACCACCTCGTACAAAAACATAGCATGTATCAAAGTGGCTCAAATTACCTAAACCCCTCACAGGGTCTATATCTGCATGAACGAAATCTGATAAGTATATAGTAATATTGCTATCACGATTAACGCCCCAAGTATTCGGAGCAAATTCCCAAATTTTACGAGTAGAAAAACCTCTCTCATGTGTAGACCATGACGGTTTTGTACCGCTATCTAATGATACCAGCACTTCTACTCGTATGTTCATTCTTTCTCCAGCAGCAATCGTAACCGGATACCACGTATTTTCATCCAACCCAGAAGTGTCAATCTCTGTAAACTGCATCATGTAGCCAACACTACGAGCGCTTGAAATGCTGTCATCGACATACTTCTTATCAGGAACTTCCGTCCAATCCCCATTCTTACGACCGTATGCCTTTCCATCAGTTGGCGCTTCTTCTATGCCGCCTATCTTACCCTGGCTTACCCATTCACCGTTCACCCATGCGTAGTAATCATAAGGGGCTTCCGTACCTACAGCCATGAACCCGTCAACTGCCGAACCATCGGGAACAGCGGATTTCAAGGCTTCAAGGGTGGCGTATTCGCCGGCTACCTTAAATGACTTCCCAGGTTCGCCTTGTATACCTGGCTCGCCTTGTTCTCCTTTCAAAAATTCTAAAGGATAATTGACCACAGAAGCTTCACTGTTGCTTCCTGAAGGTTTTAATGCAGGCAATGACGTTACATCATCCGCTTTGTCCGCATTCGGTACTTCATTAACCCCTATGGA